GGGATAAAGAGAAAAGGTATGAACAGTTCTTAGAATTACAAAAAGAATTTAAAGATTTTTATTAAGAAGGAGAAATTATTATGGATATAGAAAAATTAAAACGGTATGTGGAATTAAAAAATCAGGTATCAGAACTCAACAAAGAGTTGAAAGAAATTGAAGCAAATCATCTTAAAGGTAAAATTCAAGAAACTGTATTTATCCCTGAAATGAAGTATAAAATTACTTATACACCACCTAAAGATAAAAAGGAAGTAAATAAGAGTTTGCTTTATAGTAGTCTACAAGAAAAAGGACAAGAAGAGTTGTATGTAAAATATAGTAATATCAGTCTTACTGATTTTGAAAAAATGACAGAAAATGAGGATATAGTATTTGATAACATTGATACATCTGAGCTTATTAAAGTAGAAAGAAGGGCAATTTCTGAAAGTTTTCGTGCTACTAAGATGAATAAAAAAGAACTAAAGGAGAAGAGTGATGAATGAACCTTTGATTAAGTACGTAAGGGATGAAGAGAACAATCCAGTAGGATGTATTATGGCATTCGGCAGTGGGGAATTATCATGGTCTTTGTGTAATTTTAACGATAGGTTTGATAAACGAAAGGCAAAGCAAATTGCTGTTTCTCGGTTCAAACATTTTAAGGATAAAAATGGTTAGGATAAGAAGTTGAACTTTGAGTTTTGGCTTAATTATTTCTATCGTGAAAATTTTTATATGGGACAGACTCCAAATCCCTTTATAGGCAAATTGCTGGGAGAAATAGAAGAACAAGATGAAAGAAGTCAAAAATACTTTCAGTAAATTTCGTTAAATTATAGATAAAATGAAAAGGAGCTAAGATGTTTATTGGATTACTTGCCATTAGTGCCGCTATTCTGCTGAGTATTGTATCAGCGATTTTTAGTATTACTGGAATTATTACCATATTCTCTGGTGCCACACTTGGTGCTGGAGTTATGGCTGGAGTATTGGAGTTTTCAAAAGTATCTGCAACTGTTTGGTTGTACAGTTTTTGGAAGAAAGCAAATGTATTGCTAAAAACTTATTTTCTTACCGCTATTGTTATTCTTATAGTAATTTCTACAATTGGAATTTATGGATTTCTCGCCCACGCATATGTGGGACAAGGGGAGTCAGCGCAAAGTGTAAAGACTGAAATTGAATATCTAAGACAATCAATTGAAAACGAAGAAAAGAGTATGGAAAGGGCTCAGACCCAAATTGACCAAATGGATAAAAACTTTAGTGATATGCTAGAGGGTAATTTTATTACTAAAGGTCTTGAAATGCGACAAGAGTATGAAAAGGAAAGGAAAGAAATACTAAGCAGAATTAGTGAAGCGAGAGGCAATATAAATGAGTACCAAGATAAACTTCTTACTCTTCAACAGGAACTAAATACGCTGGAAGTGGAAGTAGGACCAGTAAAGTATCTTGCCGCTCTCTTATATGGAGAAGAGAAGGCAGAGGAGTTCTATGACAATGCGGCTCGCCTGCTCATTATTTTGATTGTAATAGTATTTGACCCTTTTGCTGTTCTTCTTATGGTAGCAGGTAATATAGCATTAGATAGAAAACCGAAATCCAAGCGTGGTAGACCAAAAGGTTCTAAAAATAAAAGAGTAAAAGAAAAACCAATACAGCAGGGGTATCAACCCTCCCAGGAAAAAATGAATCAAGAAGTAACTCCACCGAAGGGAGGTACGGGAGAAGTCCCCCCAAAGATACATAAAAGGAGACGAGTGGTAGTACCTAAAAATAAAAATTCTTGAAGAACTTATTGAGTCTGTTACTAATATAGTATGGACAATGATATAAGTACGCAATTTGTTGAAAACGCAAAACCCATGATTAAAGACCTGCTTTATGGTGATGAAAGTGTAACACAAAGAGATGACTATTTAGAGTTGACTGGTGAGGAAATAAGGAGGGCATTACAGTTAATAGTAAACAATCCTAATCTTGGAGACCAGCAAAAATACTTCTTTTTAGAGAATACATGGAGAATACACTATAAGGTGAAACCTCCTACAGTAGATGAGTTTCTTACTCCTAAATGGATAGGAGCAATCGCAGATTCTATATATCCTCACATTGTAAGGGTATTTAAACAATTCATGAATCCATATTCAAATAAGCGAGTATTAGTTTTATCGACGGCGATTGGATTTGGGAAAAGTTCACTTTCCGCTCTCATTGTATTGTTTGTAATTGTACATTTGCAGTACATGAGAAATCCTAAAGAGTTTTTTAACCTCAACGAAATGGGGTCTCTTGTTATTGCTCTGCTCTCTTTTACTATGAAAAAGGTAGACCAAGTATTGTTACAACCATTCTCTAATACTTTGAGAGCATCACCCATGTTTGAAAGAGTGAGACAAGAACACAGATTAGAGGCAAAACAAAAGGAAATCGGGAATGATAAGATAGCCTATACTAGTGCTGGGCGTATGGGAAGTTTCCAATTTAGTAAAGATATACACATAACCACCGTCAGCGATAGAAGCGCTCTACTCGGACTCAACATTATATTTGGAATTGCAAGTGAGATTAGTTTTTGGCTTCAAAAAGGAGTGAGTGTAGATGAAATATGGGGTACATTCAATGACCTTTGGAATCGTGTTGACTCTCGTTTTGCTATGCGATATTTAAGTGGAGTTATTCTTGACTCTTCTCCTTTAGACCTTTCACTTTCGCCTATTGACAAGTGGGTGTACAGTGGTGAGGCAGAGAAAGACCCAAGCGTAATGATAGTAAAATCAACTCACTGGGATGTGTTTCCTGAAAAATATCCTAATTGGAACAAAACAGGAAAAACTTTTCCAGTGTTTCGTGGTAGTGCCAGCAAACCCCCGAAAGTGCTCACTAATGAAAAAGAAATACAAGAATACGGAAAAGAAGAGGTACTTAACGTACCAATCGACATTAAACAAAAATTTCTAAACGATACAAAAAAGATGGTAGCAGACTATGCTGGTTTTCCTGCTGGGGGTATGGCAAAACTTATTAGTGATTTTAGTTACATTGAGGGTATGTTCACTGATAGATTAGTAAACACTTATAGTTTTATAACCGCTCCTGCTGACAAACCCCCAGAGGGGCTTATATGGAATCAGATAAAGGATGATTTTTTTATTAATGTCAGCGGGAGATGGGAGTTTTATCGCTCTCCAAGTGCAAAAAGAACAATACACATTGACCTTGCTGAGACTGGTGATATGGCTGGAATTGCTATGAATCACTTTGAGATGGGTGATAACGGACAATTGTACATAATCAATGATTTTACTATTGGCATTTCTCCTGAAAAATCTACTATAAATATTGATGCTGTTGCGAAGTTTATTTTAGATTTGCGAAAAGCGGGAATACAATTATATAAGGTTACTTCTGACCAATATCAGAGTAGTGATTTACTACAGAGACTTAAAAGAGATAATATTCCAGTAGATAAATTGTCGGTTGATAGAGAAACTGCTCCTTATAAGGTTATTGCTTCTTGGATTATGAATGGAAGAGTGAAGGTAGGATATAATATTTTTCTTAAAAACAACTTTAAATCTCTAATAGAAATTACCACTGACAAAGGCAAACAGAAAGTAGATCACTCAAAAGGTGAGGTCGTCTATGATGATGGAGGTGATTGGAAACAGAGTTTTATGGGAGTAAATGCTAAAGACGTAAGTGATGCCTTTACTGGTAGTGCTTATGTTCTAATAACTGATTTGTCTCAGGAAATTCCTCAGTATCAATGGGCGCATAACGGACAGATAGAGCAGAAGTTTGGTATTGATAAAAGTATTGTCGATAACATTAATAAGAGATTTGGATTGACTGTGAAAACTTAAACGTAACTAGTAGACAAAAAGTTATACATGTAGTATACTATTATTGTATAAGAAATTAAAGAAGAGAGGTAAGCAACATGAAACAGAATGTAACTGATAGAGATAAAATTAAGTTCCTTCTCAGGCAATTTAATGAAACATTCGAAGAAGAGGAGAATGGTGACTTGTGGGTTTCTAATAGAACTTACTGTTTTGACAGTGAAACAGAAGAGTTGATTGATATTAAAGAATACAAAGGAGAGAAAAAGTAATGGAAGAGAATCAAGAAAAGAAAATTAAACTCAATGAACAATACTTGACTGAAAGTGAGTTTGAGGTGAAGAAGCGAGAAGTGAAGAATATGAAGGGAGCACAACTCGTTGAGGTTGCTCCGAACGAATACAAAATTCGCCTACAAGATTAACAGCAGAAAAGAAGGAGCACACTACTTTGAAACTATCGAATGACGGAAAAGATACAGTTGAAAGATTGCATCTAGTTTCTGGAATGGGCAAAGAGAATTCCAGAAATTTTTTTGAATCTTTACTCACTCTTATTATTATTGACTATCTAGAAGGTGAATCTACATACCTTCCCTTTATTGGAGAGATTAAAATCAATTACGCTGGCGATACTTTTCACAAGGATAAGAAAAAGGCAGTACTTAGAATTGATTTTTCAGCAAGCGATGAACTTGCTCGAAATATAGGACAGATTGAAGACGGTGATGAGACTGATATTGAAGGTGTATTTGAGCAGAGACTTCAAAATGCATTAAATGAAAGACTAGAACAATATAATAAATAATTATTTTGGAGTTAGCAAAATGAAGTATAAGAATGAAGAGTTCACACCTTGTGGAAAATGTGAGAACGGTTATATTTACACTGGTACTAATTTTCCTGTTGCAACTAAATGTGAATGTTTGAGAGAGTATCAAAATAGACAAAAACTGCGTTTAAGTCTTCACAAATCAAATATACCTCAGGATGCTATCATAGATTATACTATACGCCATTACATTAAGGGACAGTCTTTTGGCAATGTAAAAAAATTAAAATTCTATACAGAACACTTTGGAGAGAGATTTAAGGACAAACAACTTTATTTGTGGGGAGAAAAAGGCACTCAAAAAACTACTCTTTCTTTTTGGATGGGTAAAGAGTTAATAAAAAAAGGGTATAGTGTGTACTACATTCTCATGAATGACTTAGTAAAAGACTTACAGAGAGAAGGATTTGAGGAGAATGAGATAGACAAATACTATGATGTTGATTGTCTTATAATTGATAGAGCATTTGTAGCGGACCAAGTAACTCTCTATAAGAGTGGATATCAAATTCCTTTTCTTGACAATTTTCTGCGTAAAAGAATTGACCAGTTGCAGAAAGCAACCATTTTTATATCCAATACTCACGTGAATAAAATAGGTGCAAATGGATTCGGTGAGGATATTCAAGATTTGATAACACGTAAGACTAATCCCTTTGGACTTATCTTAGAGTTCAAAGACCACTATACATTAAAAGATGATTTTGATAAGATAAATCTGTGGGAGGAGTAATTGAGATTAATACAAGGCAATTGCTTACAAGTTATGGACGAGCTTATAGCCGAGGGCGTGCGGGTGGATTTAACCGTAACTTCTCCTCCGTACGACAATCTAAGAACGTACAACGGCAATAACGATTTGTGGAATGAGGGAGTATGGAAGGGGTGTATTGAAAGGTTATATAGTATAACAAAAAATGGCGGTGTTGTTGTGTGGGTAGTAGCTGATGCCACAATAAACGGAAGTGAAACGGGAACAAGTTTTCGACAGGCTTTGTATGCTATGGAGTGCGGGTTTAATTTGCATGATACAATGATTTATACAGTTCCAAGTACCGGTGCTAAAGGTAGCAATCTATCATATTGGCAAGCATTTGAGTATATGTTTGTTTTTTCAAAAGGTAAAATAAAAACAGTAAACCGTATAAAAGATAGGCATAATATTACAGCCGGTAGTAAAAGAAAAAACTATCCGCAGGCAGATATAAACCAAAGCCGGGGGTTTGGTAATAGAGTTATAACTATAAAAGAGTTTGGTGTAAGGACTAATGTTTGGAGAATTTCTCCTAATAATAAAACTGGACATCCAGCGCCGTTTCCTTTGGAATTAGCGCGAGACCATATTATATCATGGAGCAACGAAGGTGATATTGTTTTGGACCCGTTTGCGGGAAGCGGAACAACCGGCGTGGCGTGTAAAAACCTAGGACGTGAGTTTATTGGGATAGAACTAGATGATGAATACTATAAGATAGCAAAAAAGCGAATTGAACAAACTCCAAAGAGGTTATTCTAATATATGAGTAAAGAGAACGCATTTGTACTACAAGAGCAGAATATACTTTCACTATGCGTAGAGCATCCAGAATTATTACATGAGGTAGAGTCAAAATACTTGCTCTCTTCTATTGCTAAGAGCATATATGAATCCATTAGCGAACTTAAAAACAGTGGAGTACAAATAAATAAAAGAACACTGTACACGGAAGTACAAAAGACAACTGATATTGGAGAGGATACTATTTCCTCTCTTTTTAATATTGATGTAAATAGAGAAGACTTCAATGGACTGTATAATTCACTGAAAAAGCAATGGGTAAAACATCAAACACAAGAATATCTGCTAGAGGATATGCTCTCCTATGTATCTAATAAAGGTGAGGTATCCATTGAGAAACTAAATGAATTTAAAAATGAACTCGATAGTAATCTTCGAATTATAGATAATGATAGACAAAAAATCTATAACTTACGTCAAATGTTTGATGTATACGAAAAAGAACTGGATAATAGGGAAAGTGGAAAATCTTTTTATGATACTGGGTGTAGTCACTTAAACAGTTTTCTCTTACAAGGTTTTACTCCACAATTCATCACTACTCTATTTGCTCAAAGCGGAGTTGGTAAAAGTACCTACGCTCTGTATTTGATAAACCGTCAAATTAACAAACAAATTCCCTCTATTTATTTTTCTCCTGAAATGCCACTCATCTCTACTATGGACCGTTTTATTGCACAGAGATTAAGAGTACCGCTGAAAATGCTTTATCCCAATCCATCAGAGGATGATACAGCAATTGGACTGAATGAGAATGTAATTGCGAGAGTAGAGAAAGAGAGACAAAAATTAGAACATCTTCCTTTCTTTCGTTTTGTTGAGGAAGAGTCTCTTTATATATCTGATATGGAAAACATTATAGAACAGACTAAGAGAGAGATGGGAGTAGATTATCTAGTAGTGACGGTTGACTTGCTTA